TGGTTTGGTGCGAAACGCCAAGGACGCGCAGCGGATGTACAACTACTGGGTATCCCAAGAGGCAGAGATGCTGGCCTTGGCACCCAAAGCGCCGTTTATTGGCTATGGCGGTCAGTTTGAGGGGTATGAGAACCAGTGGAAGACTGCCAACACGACCAACTGGCCGTATTTGGAGGTCAATCCAGACGTAACCGACGGCGCGGGCGCTACGCTGCCATTGCCCCAGCGCGCCCAGCCGCCAATGGCCTCCAGCGGGCTGTTGCAAGCCAAAGCGGGCGCATCTGAGGACATTAAAGCGTCCACCGGCCAATACAACGCATCTTTGGGCATGACATCCAACGAACGCTCAGGAAAAGCGATTCTTGCGCGTCAGCGCGAGGGTGATGTTGGGACGTATCACTTTGGTGACAACTTGGCCCGTGGCGTGCGGTATCTGACCCGTCAATTGATTGACCTGATCCCCAAAATATACGACACCCAGCGTATTGCTCGCATCATTGGCGAGGACGGCGAAACCAGCATGGTCAAAATTGATCCAATGCAGGCCGAGCCGGTCAAGAAGATCATGGACCAGAATGGAATTGTGATTGACAAGATTTACAACCCTGGCGTGGGCAAATACGACGTGGTGGCGACCACCGGCCCAGGCTACGCGACCAAGCGCCAAGAGGCGCTGGAGGCAATGGGCCAACTGTTGCAGGGTAACCCGCAGCTATGGTCTGTTGCCGGTGACCTGTTTGTGAAAAACATGGATTGGCCGGGTGCCCAAGAGATGGCAAAGCGTTTTGCCAAAACTATTGACCCCAAACTAATGAGCGATGGTGAAGACAACCCAGAATTGCAAGCCGCACAGCAACAGATGCAAGCAATGGGTCAAGAGATGGAGCAAATGCACCAGATGATCCAAAACGTCGGCAAGTCCATTGAGATGCAGGAGCAACGCCGCAAGGATTACGAGGCTGAGATTAAAGCGTACCAAGCCGAGACTCAGCGCATTACGGCCACACAAGCCGGTATGAATGAGCAACAAATTCAAGACATCGCTATGGGTGTGGTGGCCGCTGCGATGGAGTCTAACGGCCAGATTGGTGGCATTCCTGAGATGCCCGAACAACAGATGGATGTGGGCATGGATGGTATGCCTGAGATGCCGCAGCCTATGGAGCAACTACAATGACCGCCGCGCAACTGATGGGGTTATTGTTCTTAGGCCGCAATGTGGCGCACAGCGTCCACTTGAACACACGCAGCTATTCCAAGCACGTTGCGCTTAATATCTTTTACGAGCGCATTATTGGAGCAGCGGACGATTTTGCCGAAGCCTACCAAGGCCGTAAAGGTTTAATTGGCCCAATTGCCATTCCAGCGGCCAAAAAAACCACAAACATCATTGAGTTTTTGCAGGGTCAGCTTGATGAGATTGAAAAAGGCCGTTACGAAATCTGTGATGAATCTGACTCAACGTTGCAGCAACTAATCGACAATATTGTTGAGATTTATTTGCGTACTCTGTATAAACTCCGCTTTTTGGCATAAGGACACATCATGGCAAACTACACCGCAATTTCTGCTACGGCCAACATCAAGCCAGCAGCGGGCAAACTCAAAGGTATTTTTGTAAGTGGTGCGTCGGCTACGCCTACTATTACTGTTTATGACTCGGCAGCAACTACCACCACCAAGACGGTGTTGGCTGTGTTCACGCCAGCCGCTGCGACATCGTATGTATTTCCGCTAGATGGACTTTTTTGCAGTAATGGCATCTATGTGGTAATTTCAGGTACAGTTACCGCAACAGTTGTCTTTGAATAACTGAAGCAAAACGTACTGGTGCGTTCACCAGGGATTCTATGGAATCGAAAAAATGTCTGATGAAAACCTAGCGGTAGTTGAAACCGCGCTGGAACAGGTAGCAACGGCTGTACCTGAGACTGAAGTTATAGCGCCGGAAGCAGAAGCACCCAAGACATTCTCGCAAGAGGAACTTGATGCAGCTATTGGAAAACGCCTCGCAAGAGAGCAACGAAAGTGGGAACGGGAACAAGCGCAAAGGGTTGCGGAAACGCAAACTTTGAGGGCACCGCCGGTTCAGTCTGCCGATCAATTTGAAAGCACCGAGGCTTACGCCGACGCGCTGGCCTATCAAAAGGCTGAACAATTGCTCGCCCAGCGTGAAGCGGCCAAGCAGCATTCGCAAGTTCTTGAGAGTTATCACGACAGGGAAGAAGAAGCGCGGAGCAAGTACGATGACTTTGAACAAGTCGCGTACAACCCCAAACTTCCGGTCACCGAAGTGATGGCAGAAACGATCCGGTCTTCGGACATTGGGCCTGAGTTAGCTTACTACCTCGGAACCAACCCCAAAGACGCGGAGCGTATCTCACGATTAGCGCCACTTGCACAGGCAAAGGAAATTGGGAAGATTGAGGCCAAATTGGCAGCTGATCCCCCAATGAAACGTACTACATCAGCGCCAGCGCCGATTTCGCCTGTCACTGCCCGATCTACTGGATCACCGGCTTATGACACTACGGACCCCCGGTCTACCAAGACCATGACGGATTCGCAGTGGATTGAAGCCGACCGGCTGCGACAACGAAAGAAGTGGGAAGCGCAAAACCGCTAACTTTTTTTAAGGACTTTTTTCATGGCTAATAGTATCCTAACCATTGACATGATTACCCGCAAGTGTCTCGAAATTCTAGAGAACAACCTGGTACTCACCCGTAACGTAAACCGACAGTACGACGACAGCTTTGCTGTAAGTGGTGCCAAAATTGGTTCTACTCTGCGTATTCGCTTGCCTGACCGCGCTTTGGTCACTGACGGTGCCGCCCTGCAAGTTCAGGACGACAACGAGCAGTTCACCACTTTGTCTGTCGCCTCGCAAAAGCACATCGGCGTAAACTTCAATTCCGCTGAATTGACCATGCAGTTGGACGACTTTGCAGAGCGTGTATTGAAGCCTCGTATCAGCCAGTTGGCCTCCAGCATTGATGCTGATGTTGCCAATGCGTACAAGACTATCGGTAACACTGTCGGCACCCCTGGCACTACTCCTTCAACTTCGTTGGTGCTGTTGCAAGCCCAGCAAAAGCTGAACGAAAACGCCGCTATGATGTCGCCACGGTATGCAACGGTTAACCCTGCTGCTAACGCCGGTTTGGTTGAAGGCATGAAAGGTTTGTTCAATCCAACTGACACCGTGAGCCGCCAATTCAAAAACGGCATGATGGGCACTGGCGTGTTGGGCTACGAAGAAGTCAACATGAGCCAATCTATCAAGCAACACACTACTGGTTCGCGTGATGCTAGTGCTTCTACCACGGTTGGCTCTACGGTGACTACCGAAGGCTCTTCCACTTTGAGTTTGTCGCAAGCCTCGGTTACCACAACCATCAAGTCCGGCGATGTGTTTACCATTGCAGCTTGTTCTGCTGTAAACCCGCAGACCCGTGAAACCACTGGTTCGCTGTTCCAGTTTGTGGCTTTGGCTGATGCAACCGCTGTCTCTGGCACTTGGACTGTGACTGTGGCTCCTATGTATTCCGCTGCTCACGCATTGGCTACCATGACTGCCCTGCCAGTATCTAGCGCTGTTGTGACCTTCGTGGGTACCGCTTCTACTGCTTACGCACAGAACTTGGTTTACCACAAAGACGCTATCACGTTTGCTACCGCTGACTTGTTGATGCCCCAAGGCGTTGATATGGCTTCGCGTGCAGTGCATAACGGTATCAGCTTGCGCGTTGTTCGTCAGTATGACATCAATAACGACCGTATGCCTTGCCGTATTGACGTGCTGTATGGCTTTAGCACCATTCGTCCACAGATGGCCTGCCGCATCTGGGGTTAATCAATTCTTTCTAAAGGAAATTTATCATGGCTATTCCTAACTCTGGCGGTGGTTATCAGTTTACTGATGGCAACACCAATGAAATCATCATGGGCGTTCAAGCAGCGCCCCAAACGGCGACTGCTACGGCCACTCTGACTGCCGCGCAAGTTACTGGCGGCCTCTTGGTAGGCAACCCGTCTACCACAGCAGCGTCGTACACGCTTCCAACGGCAACGTTAATTGATGCGGTGTTCACCAACGCAAAAGTCAACAGCACGTTTGAGCTGACAGTTATTAACCTGGGCACTTCGACCGGGTTGATTACGATAGTTGTGGGCACTGGCATTACTGCGGTTGGCAACTTGGTTGTTGCTATTACCGGCAGTGCAGCGGGTGTTGGTGGCGCGGCGCAGTTCTTGTTCCGCAAAACCGGCGATGCTGCTTACACTGTGTATCGCGTTGCTTAAACTTGAATGGGGCTTCGGCCCCGTTCTTTAAGGAAATAATTATGGCAAATACAAAATCTATTGGTGTTGCTTTTGAAGACCAAGACCTCAAAGGTTCAGCAACAATTTATGCCCTTGCTG